ATACTATACTATTATATTTAATATACTTATATTTATACTACTTATATTTAATATACTACTATTTAATATACTTATATTTAATATTATATTTATATAGTATACTACTATTATTTAATATACTATTTACGTATACCAAGATATACTATATATTATATATACTACCCACTATATAATATATAGTATTAGTTATAGTATATATATAATTATAATATAATATATAATATATTAGAGGGGTATAGCCTCTCCCAGAGAGGCGTATATAATAGTTACGGGATTATTATAGGGGATAATCCCGTTATAACTATATCCCCATACTATAATAAATAATAGATTATATAGGTATAATTGTATTAAATAGTATATTAAATATATTATAGCTATATAAGGTGTTATTTATTATAGATGAGGCAGAGCCTCTATCCCTAATGGGAAGAAAGTTTCCTTTCCCCAAGTTGCGCAAACACCCCTTCCCTTCTTTTTAAAAATAGTTTAAGTAGATGATGTGATTTATTATTGTGTTTGTTATAATAATAGTATAGTACAAAACAAGGAGGAAGATGAAGTGTTTGTAGAATTAAGTAAGAAATTATCAGAAGTAGACAATTCTCTAGGAATTGTCCTTAATGTAAGTAAGAATATATTTACTGTAGGAGTATATAGTTCTTATACAGATATTATCTATTCATTCTCTTCTACTGATTTATTAGAAGCCTACCAAAAGGTAGATAATTTTATTAATTGTCTTAAATCTAGTGAAGAATTTGACAAGCTAGTTAAAGAAATAGAGGAGGAAGCAATTGTCTAAATTAGATACCCTTCCTTCTTATGAAGATATATACCGTTGGTATTGTTGTAATGGAGCTCCAACAAGAGAAGAAATTCGTAATGGAAACTACGAACTACCAAACGGAATTACTAAATCGTTAATCGAAGCTCTGCTACCGTACTTTAATACAAATCGTAAAGATAAGCCTTTGCTAAGTATACCAAAATTCGACGATAAAGAAGAAAGTTCGATAGTAGTTGCTTCTGATTTTCATATACCTTTTCAAGATGTAGATGCGTTACGTACCTTTATTAATTTTCTAGCAGAATATGCGCCTGATGAATTGGTACTTAATGGTAATATAAACGACTGTAGTAGCTTTTCTACCCATCCTAAACTACGCGATGTAGCTACTGCATTCCGTACAGCTAGAGAAGAGCGTGAAAAATGGTTTCCAATAGCCGAACTTCTACGTGAAGTTTTGCCAAATACAAAAATAACTTATATAGGTAGTCAATGCCACGAGGGTTGGATAGATAATTGGGCAAGTTTATCTCCAGTTACTGCTGATGATTATAACTATTCTATCCCAGGATGGTTTAAATTAGATGAATTTGGTATAGATTATGTACCTGAGGTATATGATTTATTGGGTAACAGCAGTTTGTTAATTACCCATGGAACGGTTTCACGAGGTAAGGGTGGGGCTAGTGCTTATGCTACTATGGAGATGGAAGGGACTTCGGTTATTCAAGGTCATACCCATAGATTAGCTCAAGTCTTCAAGACTACTTCTATAGGAGAAACAGTTGCTATTGAAGGGGGTTGCTTGTGTCAACGCACACCATGGTACCATCTAAAAGGTAGACGTCTAATGATGGATTGGCAACAAGGGTTTGTTCTAGTAAATACTAAAGGTAATTCTTTTTCTACTCAATGTATACCTATAATAAGAGATGATAATGACAGTCCTTATTTCTGGGTAGGTAAAGATAGGTATAAGTAAGGAGGTCTTTACTATGGAAGTAGAATTAGATTATGGGACAGAGCCAGAAGAGGTAGAAAGAACTGTTTATCTTAGCCAAGATGATATTTGTATAGACTGTCAACAACAATATGGTTGCCCATTAATTGAATGTTTGGCAAATGGATTAGTAGAACAGGTTAGTCCAATAAAAGTAGTTGACTGTCGTCATTATTTTAAATTTAATTGGAATTAAAATTACGGTAAAAGCTAGGGACTTGTCTCTCCTCCTTTCTCTCAAAATAAATCCTATAGGTCTCCCTAGCTACCTTATAGGAATGGAGGGACAGAATTGTATAGTGAATTAGAAGAGAACTATCAAAAATTTATAGATAGGTATCTCACCACACTTGACCCAACTTCTAGCGCAATAGAAAGCGGCTTTGATAGAAAGAACGCTTCGCGTATAGGTTTACAAATCCTAGCTCGTGATGATATAAAAGAAGCAATCAAAGAACGTCGTTCTGAATTGAATGCTATGGTTGACTCTATAGAGTTTGAGAAAGAAGACTTGCTTCGTATCTATTGGGATATGTTTAACGACGCTAAGCGCAAGGGTAAACTTACAGACGCTAGAGGTATCCTTGCTGATATAGCAAGATATAATGGGGTTAACCCAGATGAGGTTAAGAAGGAAATAGCGGTATTACAATTTAACCTTGATGGTGATAAGATTTAATAAGTCCAACTCGTACGTCCATAGTTGGTATGGGACGTCTATTTATAATCGCTATGGGTATATCCCATAGTTCTACCATTGGGTAGCTCGTGGCTGGCATTAAGTTGTCTAGGTCCACCAGGGTACGTAAAGCCCTAAGGCGGGGAATGTCCTCGCATATAGCGGAGTAGAGTAGTAGTAGCTCACCAGGCTCATAACCTGGAGGTCGTGGGTGCAAATCCCACCTCTCGCAACCATTATGGTGACTATAGTTTAATTGTAAAATCTCCGCCTGTGAAGTGGAAGTTTTAGGTGCAAGTCCTAGTGGTCGCACCATTTTATAAGAGTTGTAACATAGGTCGCATACTTGAGAGTGAGATTGCGTAAAGGAGCCTATATATATCTGAGAGCGCGATAAGATATACCGTCAGCCTTCCTGACGCGGTTAATAGCCCTTATGGCGTGGGTATAAGCCAAGAGAAGGTTGGATTGCGGGGCGTGAATTAAGACGCCCTGAATTCGTAAAACTAGGAGGTACAATGTTTAAAGAAAAACTTCTTCATTTATTATGGTACATATTTGTATATAGTCCATTAACATTTATGACTGGTATTAATATAATAATACTGGCTAATGAAAGAATAATAGGCGGGAGTTTTCAAGTAGTTAAACTTCGTAAACGTAAGCCTAAAATAGATAAGAAAAAGTTTAATGATATGATGAAGAGAATAACTAAGTAGGAGGAGACTTGGTTTGTAAATATAAATTATTGCCAGCGCAAAAAGAATTCCTTGAACTTGGAAATCACAATAGTGATATAGACGTAAGTCTTTACCAAGGTGGTTATGGTTCTGGTAAAACATTTTCTGGAAGTTTGCTTGGTATATTACTAGCAATACGATATCCTGGCATTAAAGGCTTAGTAGGTGCTCAGACACTTATATTAGTAAGAGACACAACGCTAGTATCCTATTTCGAACATCTGGAAAGGATGGGGTTACAACCTGGAGTTGATTACAACTATCTAAAAGCAGAAAGTAAATTGGTATTTAGTAATAAGTCTGAAATATTATTTAGACACCTAGAAGAACCAGATAAACTTAAATCTTTAAACTTAGGTTTTGTAGAACTAGAAGAGATGAGCGATATACCTAGAGCTACATTTGACATGTTGCTAGGTAGGTTGCGTCAAGCAAAGAAACCATCTTGGGGACCTAACTTCAAATATAGATTGTTCGGTCATACCAACCCACAAGAAACAAAGGGTTGGATATACGAGTATTTCGTAGAAAACAAACCAGACAACTATCGTAGAATAATTGCTCCAACAACAGAGAACGCAGAGAACCTTCCTAAAGGCTTTATCGAGTCAATGAGACAACGTTATAGCGAAGCCTATTTTAAACGTAATGTCCTTGGTGAAGATATGGATTTTGTTTCTGGATTGGCTACTAAAGGATTTAGTAGAGCTGATAATATAGATGAGATTATAGAAGTAGATAAAACAAAACCTCTATACCTTACTTGTGACTTTAACACAGACCCTATGTGTTGGTACCTATGTCAACATTATGGCAATGTTATATATTATCTATATGAATTCGTAGAAGAGTTTACAGATACACTCCATATGAGTAGAATAGTTGGCGAACTGTTAGAGGACGCCGGGTTTAAAGACCACGAGATTATAATTACTGGAGACTGTAGTGGTAGATATGAGAAGACTACTGGTAGCGATTATAAAATAATGAGAGCAGAGTTTACTCGTATGGGATTTAGCAACGTTAAGTTTGATGTAGGAAGAAGCAACCCACCAATCGCTTATCGTTATAACTGTTGGAATAATATGATGAGAGACCCACACGGTACCCCTCATATTAAGATACGTCCAGAGTGTAAATATTTAATTTATGATATAGAAAATTTATTACAAGAAGAAGGTACTGGTAAACCAAAGAAACCTTCTACTTACCAAATCAAGAACGACCCTAAAGCTAAGTTCTTAACCCATCCTACTGACGCTTGTGGATACATAGCGATGAAGTATTATCCTATTAAAAAGGAAGAGTCGCCTACGCAAGAGTATCAAGGCGTTAAACGAGATGTATTTGGTAGAAGTAAGTATGAATATAGAACGGGATTGAGATGAGATTTTATTACTACAAAGATGATAATAAAAAAGAAATCCGTAAGATAGATAGAGATAATATCTGCGAGGATATAAACAATAAAGCTAAATGTTGGTCGAGAGACGTAGAGGAAGTTAGAGAAGACTACGATAGAGTAGTTAGAGAAATATATCCTTCTGCGAATGAACACAAAGCAGAAGTAAAACTTATACCAGATGTATATGAGCAAAGACAATCTCTAAGAGCCAATATATTTAAATCAACTTACCAGAATTATGATGGTATGTTTGATATAGAAGGATTAGACCCTGAGTCTCACGAAATGAGTGCTATGTTAAAATCTAGTCTAGTATATGATTGTTATAAGATTGATTTGCAATCTACTCTAGATAAAATACTTGATGACTATATGGATAAAGGTGAGGCTGCTTGGTTTGCTCATTGGACACAAAAAGTAGAACAAAAACGTTACCAATCAGAACAACCAATTCTTAATCAAGATGGAGAATTAGATGGTATAGAATACATCAACCGTATGGTAGACGAGGTTGTTTATGAAGGTGCTGATGTAGATAGGATAGACCCATTAAACTTATTCTTCGACAAATCACAAAAGAACCATTGGCAAAGTTGTGGTAAGATATATAGAGAGTTCGTTCCTCTT